CCAATCCACCTAGCATTAACGAATCTGTTGACTTGTTCGTTTCTGCTCGCCGCCAATCGCTTCTAGACTTAATACACGTTTTTGCCCCAACGATCCATTCCATTGTTTTCCAGATCTTGGGCTAACTCTTCGTCGGTCTTCTGGTTTCCGGATTGCTCCCAGCGTAGCATACTGCTCCCGCCGGATGTCAAATCCATTGCCAGTTCGTCGTAACTCTGTTGGTCGCGATTCATTCCCACCGTTTCTGCTACCGGTGGGGGCTTGTTCATCCCGATTTCGAGATACAGGTCTTCCAACATTTTTGTCGCTTTTCGAAGTTGAGCGTTCAGATCCGTTGACGGTTCTAGACTCTTTCCTTCCAAAACGGCTCGGACTTTCGGTTTTTCCAACAGACTTGTTGTTGCGCGTTGTACCTTGGCGATCATTCCATCTAGGAACACTTTGTACGCCTCCAGGTCTTTCCGCACGCTGTCCATCACCACCGGGTGAGCGTCTATTTGTTTTGCGACGCCCATCAGCATCACCAAAGTTGGTTCTAGCTGAGTCCTCATTTCTGCGGGAATTTCCTGCACTCGCTTTAAGTTGCATATTGTGTTTGTCATTTTGATATAAACGATCGTCCACGCTGCCACTACACGGTTGGGCATCCTCATCCAAAGTATCTTTATACGGATTAGGTTCCTCATCCCGGTTCAGTGTAAATTCAGCCCAAGGGTTAGTACAATCATCGAGTTTTAAACATAAGCCACGAAGAGTTTCCTCATCGAAGCCAGTTCTAGCGGCTATAACTCGAGTCATTAAGTCAACATCCTTCTCATCTTGGGGCCACGATCCTCCCTCAGTCAGCCAGTAAGGCTTTTCCCGATCCACTGTACGTCTTTTCTCACGTTGTTCCTTGGTTTCAGTATCACTCAATCCCTCATAATATCTAGTTACCATTCTAGCATAATGGCTAGTTATTGGCGTTATCCCATCAGTGACAAGATATCCGCTTAACCTATCCAAAGCTGCGGTGGCCAACGGTATATTGGGATCTCTTTGCGTCAGGTGTAACTTTCGCCATGTTCTCAGAGGATCTTGGAATGTCGTAGTGGTATTATAGGGATCCGGATAAACTCTAGCTAGAAAAGTTAAACCTTGATCAGGTTTAAACTTTTCAATTTTTATCTTCATACCCAAATCTTCAACCACTTTTAACATAGCCTTCTTATACATCTCATCAAACAGACTATCATCACCAAACGCAAGTCCAATTAACCTAAATGCCTCTCGCTCAGATAATTCAGGTTGCGTCATTCGAATAGCACAATACATAACAAAAGCATCAATCAAGGAGTTTCCATCACATGTAGTAGGGCTACCACTTTTGACGCCTACACCGGCATCATAGCGAAAACCAAACCGTTTCGCACGGGCCGGACAACTTATCAACATGTCCAGATACCCGGTCAATTCAGCCCTAAATTTTGGATGAAACCACCTCAAATAACAAGGATTAACGACATGTCTTTGAATCCATGCTGACACTGTGCCGTCCATATTTTCATAATCGGCTTCCATAGGTGTAAAAATAGACTTTACATATTCACAAACTTTCTCCGCTATTTGTTTCGGAGTCTTCCCAGGACAAAACCAATGGTCATTACTTTCATTATGTAAAACCTTATCCCTAAATGACAACGTAAATGAGGAAAACTTAGCTATGAATCTCATATCAGCAAATGATGAAATAATCCTTCCGGTTTTCAAACAGGGCTCATTTTTAACAAAAGCCTCAATCAATTTGCGACATGTCATATCAATAGTTTCCCAAATTTGTTTAACTGCCAAAGTTTGGGATGGTTTATTCAATTTCTCAGCCGTTTCTTCCATAGAATAAGGAGCACCTACGCCATTTTCCGGGGACACCAGCCGCACAAATTCTTGCGCAAAAGCTTGTGTTCTAGGACTTGGCGTCTTAGTATTATTAACAGAGGTCACTCTTCTTTCCAAAGAAATGGCTAATGATTCCCATCGCTTTATCATAGGTACTAAATTTGAATCAGTTACTATGGGTGTTGCATAAACTCTACTCTTTGTTTCGGGTTCATCAGCTTCACTGGCCAACGGCCAATGGACTTTTGCCTTTATAGGATTTCCTACTCGGGCGGGATCACTCTTAGGGGGTTCTTTACCAGCAAAATACTGGCCAACTAATGCCATAAACCCAGCTTCTTTATATCCCATACCCAACATACGCGTTGTAACCGATTGTGCGGAACTTAAACCCATCAAGATATCATAGTCTTCCTTATTCAAAGAAAAACTAACATCCTCACCTTGACGTCCACAACTTATACTTAACTTGTCCTTAACTTGACTTATCAATGCATTCCAACCAAGACGGAACTTATCAGCGTACTGAACACGTTTCAAACGTCTAGCATTTAAATCAGAAGGAATCCAGTTAAATCGGATACAACTATATGCCGGGATGGTCCAAATCAAAACACGATTTTGACAATCCTCCCAAGGCCTAGAGTATTGAACTTTTTGGTACACGACTTTTGAAAAACCAAACCACCTTAACCAACTCCAAACACCCCTCTTAACTTCGGATTCCAAAAATTCACCATATGTACACCAATCCCAAACTTTGTGTTTCCAGCGAGAGCCACCACTAACATCATAATTTACTTCATCATTTATGATGCGAAAGCGACTTTCGCCATCTTTACCTGACACTTCAATGGGATTGAACGAGTGAAAAATTGTAGGAACACCATAACTGAGGTATTCTTCTGGGTCTTTCAAATAGTAATCTACATCTATACCAACTATAACATCCTTTTCATCCGGTGGATCATTACTAACATTCAAATGCAAATCCCCAACAGCATAATGCTGATGGGGGCCACGCTCTGACTTAGATTGTCGAGCACGACTAATTTCCCAACCATCACAACCGATTTGGTCCAATGCACTCGTAATCAAGTTTCTCGCAAAGTCGCGACATGCACCTGACTTTGGATGGCCATTATCGGAATTCCGGAAGGGTTTCACTGTTAGTAGCGAATTCAGAGGATACCAGTTCTTACTTAGATCCTTTTTCGTCATATCAACCAGGACCCTTTGACAGGCCCTGGCGAAGCGATTCTCGATGATTGTAGGATATGGACCAATTTCCACATAACCTGCAATACGACGGCATATCGCCCAGATAATAAGGGGCGATAACATGAGCAAGATGGCGAGACTAGGCGATTCTAGCCACTCGTACACCCCACTACTCCACGCATAAATCCAAGCACACACCTTTAACAGTAGCGTCATGGATCTAACCAACGATATCAATTTAATTAACATTTTGTGTG